TCGGCTAATTGAAAATCAGGGATAAACTTGTCAGCAAAGAGAAGCTCATCGCCATCACCAAGATCAAAGTCACCACTCTGGATATAGGACTTATATCCGATTAGCTGGTTATCCCCGATGACGGCATGGTATGTATCTTCAGGTTCATTGTTATACAGATAGGCAGTTCCGGCTGAGACACCTGTTGTGATGATGTTATCAAAGATACCCTCGCCGAAATCCCATGTTGTCCAATAGGCATCCCCATAGACCCAGTAGTTTTCAACAGGGTTGAATGAGACATACCTGTTACATTCCTGAGAATCAGCGGAGGGGTACAGCCATGTGATTTCAGAGAACTCTGTGTTGATGCCGCAGAATACCTTTTCCTTCTGCTCGTAATTCAGGTCACTGAATACATACTTTCGAACAGAAGATGGGAGAATCTGGACAGAGCCGTTATAGACGAAGAAGTTACCATCGCCCATCCAGAAAAGTGATCCGCTGAAATCCTTGGCAGCATGGGGAGAAAGGGAACCACAACGATCACCAAGAATATCAATGGTGAAAATATAGGGCTGTCCTACATAGGCCATGCCATACAGGGCGGAATCAGTGAGAACCAGAATACCACCACGGGAGTAGACACCCTGATTGATCTTGGTTCCTCGTTGGATCCTGAAGTCACCGGCTGCGTTCGTCACGGTGGGAGTCCATGTGTCATAGTCCTCCTGATCAGACCAGCGGATAAGCATGGGATCAAAATTACCGCTGATATCATTGCACCCAAGGGCGATGACATGCCGAGACTTCTCTGAGACAATGACACCATTGACAGATACAGGGGCGGCAGAGATAAGCTGGGCCCTCACATTGGTACCAGAGGTGGCATCCCAGAGATAGATTGAGCCACCACGGGGATTGGCCAGAAGGTCTTCGCCGAATGTGTCCATGCTCCAGTTACGCATGGACAGCACAATGTTTGTCGTTGAAGCCGGAGTGCCATAGGTGCCTGTACCGTAAGACCCCGCACCCCAACCAAAACCGTTGGTATTATATTTAGGCCCTGATTTAAGAAGGAAATTGGCGGTAACATCACCGGCATCCGCAGATGTGGCGGCGGCTACCGTGGTATATGTAAAGGTAAAATGATTGGCATCAGATGCCGTGGTGATGGTGTAGGTAGAATCAAGGAAAACATTTCCACCGATTGTGGCGGTCATGCTGGTAAAAGCGATACGATCCCCGGATGCCCTTGTATGACTCGTCAGAGATACAGTGATAGATGAAGAACCAGCGGAGGTGCTGATCTGATTTGACAGAACAGTGCTGGAGGTGATAGGGGTGATATCGGAGATATTACCACCCTGATAAATCTGAAGAGCATTATTTGTCCCCCATGCAATATAGTTTTTTTGGTCCAACCCTGACCAGACTTCGATATCACGGGGAGTTCCTGTGAGTGCTGTTGTGACCCTCTTGTTCCACCCCCGGATATTTTCAGGATTACCATTACGGAACCTGACCCGGTTTCCATCATACCAGCCGCCCTCAGCTTCGTATTGTGTGTCATCACGAAGAATGGTAGGGGCAAACTTGAATTTGGTTGTGATCGTATCTGTTGACATATCTTGATTACTTCATCGGAAGAAACGGAAGAACCTGAGAAACAATAGCACCCATGGCAGCCGAGAATCCTGCGATCATCATCATGGTTTTCCACCCGCCCTTTGCTTCTGAGAGCGTGGTGAGAATTTCACGGGTGTCCCTGCGTACTTCATGCAATTCCTGTTCAAGGACTGCAATCCGGGCTTCCATTTGACCCAGCTCTCTGTCAGTAAAATCAGCCATTAATGGTCAGCCAAGATGCAATTGTATATCTGTTTCCGGAGTTAATTTTATTTACACCGTGCATGATAGAATCTCCTCTGAAAATAATTAATTCTCCGGCATGTCCTTTAATTCCAAAACCCAAGTCCGGAAACATTAACTCACCACCCTGATAATTATCATTAAGATATACTATAGCAGCAAAGTTTCTATTAGGAAATTCCCTCATTGCTCCTAAATCATTATGGGGAGGCATCTCTGTATCAGCAGGCCAATGAACAATATGAGGGTTGTCAATAGTCAAGTTTAATCCTGTCATCTCACGGGCAAAGCGCAGAATCCTGTCTTCAATAACACCCTTATTTGATTCCATGGCTGACCAACAAAGCCTACCCCGCCATAATAGATAAGGATCATCATTGTTTTCAGGCTTAAAATTCCTTATTAGATAAGAACATTCCTCCTCATTTAAAAAGGATTCTTTTGTTAGAATACCATTATTTTCAAGAAGATTATAGTAGTCACTATGGTCAATAACTGGATTACACCGGACAAATCTTCTTGCTTTTCTGAAATAGTCTTTAGTCCATTCGTCGCTACTGTTTCGTTTTTCTGTTAAACCTTCACGTTCTCTACGAACATTCTCTGGTTCTTCTGTACGATATATTTTTGTATTTTCAATATATCCTGTATTAATGGGAATAACTCTGGCGACTGGAGTGCCCCTTTTAATCAGGGTTCTTCCTTTGTTAATAAGACGAATGGTGAGAAACCATGGATAGGATAACCAGTCTGTCTCCATGACAGCTGTCATTGATTGAATCTCTGTGTTATCAGAATTAGGTACTGGAAAAACCATGAGATTTATGTTTTCCTCAGTACGCCAGATGTGGCCAACATTGATTGTAAAAGTACCCATACCGAACTGACTATCAACTCCTGAGCCCTGAACGATAGTCACATCTTTCTTATAAACACCCCCGTTCCATTCAATGATAACATCCTGATTTAAAACAAGATCCCACCCAAGAGTGTTGGCACAAGTAAGCGGAGTGCATTTATATGCATGGGGGACAAACCAGTCTCTTGTTTTAGAAGCTGGTATAATATCAAGAGGTCTTGAGGTAACTGAGGGAATGGGATAGATATGGATCATACGAGTCTAATCACATACCTATTGCCATATCCTTCAGGATCTGAGGGGATTGGAATATCAAGCAACATTTCATATTCAGAGGGACTTAATGTTGCATATGGGTTTGTACCTTCAACAAGAGATTTCGAAGCAATTAAAACTTCCTTACCAGAGTTTTTTAAGTATCTGGCAAGATCAAGATTTTTATTTGCAAAATCTCCATAAAAAACACGGGCCATAATATAAGTATCATAGGACATATCAATGCTGTCTATGTCTGCTAATTCTTTGCGAAACACTACATCATAATCATAAAGAATAAAATTAAGACAGGCTATCATGCATGATTCATCCATAAGCTCATATACAGTATTTATAGAACCAAGTTTGTGTGTTATCAGGGTAGATGTCCCAGTACCACAACCAACATCACAGACTTTTCTATAAGACCAGAAATCAGTTGAATCGCCTTTTAACCAGACATACTTGAAGATTTCTGAGTTTGTCCATTCGGAGTTTATCGATGTAAAAGGAGGATCGGGTTCAAAAGAATTTTCGTCCCAACCTAAAAAAGAAAAATCTCGAATAATACTTTGTAAAAGAGGACGCCCGGTGACGCATTTAATTCTTCCAAGATCAGCATACATTACATCAAGAACAGATTCTCTGGCTTCATTTCTATTTTCAAAATAATTAGAAATCAATATTTTCCATTCAGGGATAAAGGTATTATCCAGAACAGCCTGTACTTTTTCTTCATATGTTGCCATTATTCAAACACTCCTGAATATCCTAATGCTCTGATAATATCCCTGTCTATATTCTTTTCAAGAACAGCAGATAAACTCAAGTCTATATTATATGTCATATATGGGGATAAAGCCATTCGTTTTCTATTCTCGGTAAATTCATAAGAAGCCCTAACCTTCTTAGGAAGGTTTCTAATTTCCCCAGTATCATTAATAAAGCCTAATGTCTTTTGTGGGTCTATTAATAGATCAGTATATTTGATAAACCTAAGACGTGATAAAAATGGATTTGATAGCCAATATGAAAAAAATCTATTATATAAGTTACATATATTTTCAAGGCTGAATGTACGATATTCTTCAATAATGTCAGGTGTATCCTGTAATACTTTATTTGTTCCGCATTTTATCGGAGTATGTCCAACCTCATAATTAACTTTATAATGATCCCCAAGCTCCCAACATTGAGATACTAGACTATCAACCCATTTATATGGTGCTTTGTGTACTATGATTCTGTTTATTTTCCTGATGTTGTATGGAATATCTGACGTAACAAATTCATGTTTATATTGAATATAAGATGATACATCATTGTCCAGAAGATCGTCTATAATAGCCTGTAAGTAATTAGTACCAGATCTATAGAGACCACAGACTAAAATGGGAGAATCAAACCGTTCCATTTGATATCTTTGATATCGTCTGACTTACACCACTGAGATATACCGATAAAACCATCAACGATATAACCACCGCCTGTTTTAAGTAAAAGACCGTAGATAATTTCATCAGGGTCTTGTTCAGAATCCCAAGTTGCCCGTGTCTTTTCCCAGCCATCTACTGTTGCAAAAAGATAGTCCATATCATAAAGGAGAGGCATTGTTGCCTTTCCAATATGTTCATAGTCATATGGGTTTTCTCCGGGGAATCCTTCTTCAGTAGATTCGTCATACCCTCGATCTTCAAGGAGCCACCAGTTGTAATTATAAACACCCCATCGCTCAATCCCGTTAGAATCCTTGATCCAGAGATCATGATCATCACTAAATCTGAGAGGCTTGTCTGATCCCCTTCGATATAGACTCATCATTCGACGGCCCATGGATAAAAGCACTGGTTTATTTTCAAGAACCTCTACCGGATTTCCTGACATGGAAATAACATAATCTCCTGCCTCGATAATTTTAATTGATTTCCATGTATAATCTCCCATTAAAACTAAAGTATTTTTGGCAAAACAAGTTCCTCCTCCGGGAGGAGGTGGAGGTGGGGGTGGGGGTGGAGGAGGCGGTGGGGGAGGTGGCGGTGGAGTTAGTTGTCCACCAACTAAGATAATATCAGGCATGGGTTATGTCTTGATAATATAATTCAGAATCAGAGTTGGCTGTACGTTATTGTGTGCCCCGCCGCTACCAGTAGCACCTGATGTACCCGTAACAGAGGCCGTCTGGGTGGTGCCGTTTGTTCGAGCGACGCCGCTACTAGAGCCGCTTGTTGACCCAGCAACACCAAAGCTGCCAGCACCGTGGGTATGCGATGCCAGTTCTGCGGTGGTCAGCGTATGGGTCTCAGCACCACCAGATGCACCAAGGGTATCACCATTAACACCACCAGATTGACCTGTGAGACGATTAGCAGAAGTACCACCCATGTCATCCTGACCGGCAACAAGGCGACCCCTAAGATCGGGGACATTGAATGTTGTTGACCCGTCACCAATACCATACGTAGTCCCGATGGCTGCAAACAGGGCTGCATAAGTTGATCTGCTGATTTCCTGACCATAAGAAAGGAGCCAGCCAGAAGGGGCCGTTGATCCTGCATAAGGCATAACTGAGCCAGCCGGAATAGTCTCTGTTGAAATAGTTGTAAAGCTCAGGTTTCCGCTGCCATCTGTCTGAAGGACATCTCCGGATGAACCATCTGCGGCCGGGAGTGAAAAGGTAACATTGGCAGAGACAGCGGTTGGTGCCTGAAGGGCGATATAGTTTGAACTATCAGCATCAGCAAATCTTACATCACTCTGGGCGTTCATGGTGATGTTGCTGGAGAATGTTGTGGCAGCCATGGTTGAAGAAGCTGATACAGCAAGGCCGCCTCCAATGGAAACAGTCCCGGATACGACAATGCCTCCACCAACGGAAACAATCCCAGAAACGGCAAGGCCGCCTCCGATGGAGACAGTCCCGGAAACGGCCATGGGAACCTTGATATCTACAAGGGAAGAACCCACAGATACATTGATTACATTGGCGGTTGACTTGATACCGGCAATCTCAACGTCTCTGACTGAGACACCATCAGAGATGACGCTGATGACCTGCCCCTGTGGAATGGCGATGCCAGAACCTGTGGCGGTTTTCATGGTTATGGTGAATGAACCAGAGGTGGAATTGCGGACACCATATCCCTTGGAAAGGGCCGGGATAATTACGTTGACATCCCCGGTCAGAGTGCCGGAGATGTCAAGGAAAGCACTACGGGCCTGATCTGAGAAACCATCAGCCTGAGTCAGGGTGACATCAACAGAGGAAACAGTAATCGTTGTATATGCAGCAATGGAGTCATCAACAAGATCAATGACATTCCCATTAAGGATGGTGCCCCATGTATTCTCATTTTCACCGGGGGTCTGCTTCTCAAGACGGACTCTGGTTGTATAGGTTGATGCCATGTTAGTTATTTCCTGTTAAAGTGTTGGGACCCCCGGCAGGACTGGCGGGCATAGCCATGCTGTCTCTCCGGGATCTGCGGGCCTCATTGTTGAGGGCTGCGAGTTCTCTACCATAAAAAGATTCCCAGATGTTTGCAGCGGTGGGATTCTTCATGAAGAGCGCTGCTTCTACCATTGATCCATAGAAAAGAGCATTGGAACAATATTGGGTAAAATAGTTCTCTTCCTGTGTAGAAGAGGCCAGAGCAGTCGGTTCAACTACATAAGAAATTTCAGCAGGATACGCTGATGCAGGAGCCGGAGCAACGAGGAGTTCTGTGCCATAGTTGGCATAGTATCGTGGCTCGCCTACAGAGGTTCTGTCTGGCCAATAGTCATTCAGATATTCCTTTGTCTTCATGACAAGGTTGATTCTGGAGCCCCCGCTGGTGATGGTCAGGTTTTTTACAATGAGGGCATTGGTTGGCTTCTGGTAAATTGGGGTTGCTGTCACGAAATTCGTGGTGGCAAACTTGGTCAATCCCTGAAGATCAATGTCACGGGTCAGACGCTTCTCTGTTCTGGAGATGAAGTTGGGGATTGAATCAACAAATTCGGATCCTGTATTTTCCGCAGTTTCCTGAATTGCTAAGACAAGGGATGAATAGGTTACAGTAGCCATACGATGATCCTATCATATCTTAAATTAGGGGCCAATTAGGCGGCAGATTTCCAGATGGTGGATACCGGGTTTTTGTCAGTCCATGTGGTGGATACTGGGGTTACTCCGTTCCAGTTGGTGGTTACATCCGGGACAGGGAACCAGAAGAAGATACGGCCAGTCTCAAACCGGGCCTGAACTCCTGTTACAATTACGGTTGCTTCGATGGCCGGATTAATGGAACCAAGGGCGAGTTCACCTGATACACCGGATACTTCAACTAGAGTCAGAACCTCCAGAGTCGGAGTTCCTAGTTCAAAGGTGGCAGATACCCCGGTAACTTGAATTGTCGGTGATACGGCGGGAGTGACGGTTCCGACAGAGAATGTCCCGGATACCCCGGAGACCCCGATGACAGGACTCAGGATAAACGATGGAGATCCAAGATTGAACTCCCCGGAAACTCCAGAGACTTCGGCTGTGAAGGATGACTGTGTCTGGACAGTGCCTAGTTCAAAGGTGGCAGATACTCCGGTGACAGGAACATCCGGAGATACCTGAATCTGGGAGGATCCGAGAGAAAGTGTAAGGGTAAAGCCGGTTACATTGATGATTGTCTGAGGAGAAGCGTTGACAAT